TGGAGACTCTTTTACGAGGCCAGAGTAAGCAGAAAAATCACCGCTAAGAGGGTCTAAAATTGCTGCATCAAGCGCACCCTGCATCCCAGCAAGCCTAATTTCGTTTGGAGTAAGCTGCATAACAGAAGGAATATCCCGCCCTAATAAAGCAGCACGCTGTCCTATTTGACGCTCTCTGTCAGCCATAGCCGCTATCTCTCTAGGCCGAAGCCCACCCAAGGAAGCGTCAATTTCAGGGTACATTCCTCGACGAGCAGGAGTTCTAGATGCAACAGCATTATCTATAAAAGAGTAGTTTCTTTCTAGTTCGTTTGGCAGTCGCCGTATTGCTCTCTCTAGCGAATCTCTCCGCGCACGAGCATCATCAACCCCAAGAAGTCCACCAAAATAATCAGAAAGTTGAACCATAATAATTTCCTAGTACAAAAGGTTCCCACCGCCAGTGGGATAAAACGAGCCTGTCCCAGTCATGGGATTGACTGCATTAACTGGAGCAAAAGTGTTTACCCTTGGGGCAAATGTTTGGGCTGGTTGATTAAAATAACTCCCAAAAGCCTGTCCAATAGCAGGGGCAGATGCCATTAAGGCTCCACCGAAAATTGAGCTAGTGCTTCTCTTAGGCGCATAAAGAGGCTGTGTCGTTTGAGAGCCGACTGTAGCCCCCCGAAGAAGGTCGGCGTATCTTTCCGCAGCAGTAACTGGAGCTTGCCGTAAAGCATAATCGTCCGCACTAAGAAGACCACCCAAGGCAAGCCCACGCTGCGTTTGTTCATATGGTTGCTGCCCGACAAGTCTAGCAGCCTCAATAGCTGAAAGCGCCCCGCGAGTCCTATAGTCACCAAGGCCAGCAAGACCAGAAGCCCTAGACAAATCTGTGCTAATATCCTGCCTTCTAGCCTCCAAAGCTAAGGGAGCCATTGCCCCAAAGCTCGAACTTGTAAGAGCATCAGCAAAAGCTCCACTACCTAGCCTACCACTGCCAGCAAACTGAGATGCAACAGGACTCATTGCTCTTTGCACAGCCCTTTCGCTTGCAGCCAGAAACTCAGGAGAGTCCATTATAGAGCCAGAGGTTCCGCGATATATATTAGCCGCCTCTTCAAACAGTGGGTCTCCAGCAAAAAGCCCACCAACAGCCCGTTCTCCTTCAGCCTGAAACGGTGCTGGAGCATCCGCTCTAGCCATAGCACTTTCAATAAGACGGCGCTCGTAATCCGAAAGTGTTTGAACATCACCAAGAAGCCCACCTTGTCTAAGGGCGGCAAGCCGCTCGGCAAGAGCCTCATATTCACCTTTAATATAATCTGGCGGCTCAACTACTGTGGTTGATGTTCCAGCTTGCTGAACACCACCACCTTTTGACATTAAGGCTGCACCACCAAGAGTTGCTGCTGCGCCTATTGCTGCTGCTGCCATACTCATGCTTTATTCCTAACTTTTTCAATAAAATTATCTAAATTAGACAAGTCTTTCGGGCTTATATTAACATCTTTAAAAGTTTTTGCCACAACTTCTTCTTCTGCCTCTAAGGGCGTTGTTGACTCTGCTGGATGAACTGTAACAAAATAACAGTCTTTGTGAACAAGAACCACACGCTTTGTGCCAACTTCAGTCAAAGAAAAAGTCGGGGCGGTCATTCGCCGCTCTCCAGACTCTTCGATAATTGTAACATCCCCCTCAAGAAGAAAAAGAGGATGATTAGTATTGTGTATTTTACTAACAATAACATGACCAGAGGGGGCACGAAACTCTCTAATGTACTGTTTTTCAGTAAAGCTATGCTCCACGGGCATAATAACATTCAACATATTATCTCCAAGGCTTTCTTCGTTATCACGAATAGCCTCTTCAAATTCTTGTATTTTTTTCTCCCAACTTTGCCTTGCCCTAGATTGCTGAATAAAATTCCATACATCTTCAAAACTAAAAGGAAACTCCTTTTCTGAGGAAGATAAAAATTCTTCAAATCCAATTTTAGCGTAATCTTTTTTGCTCAAATTAGTCACATCACCTTCTCCTATTTAACCAATAATAACGTATGCAATACTACTGCTATGACCATGATTTTTGTGACCAACAACGAAGCTACCATTGGCACGGGAGCTAATATATGGGTCAACATCGTAATAATGAGAGTCGAGGCCAACAAACAGAATAACGCTATTAACACTAGCACGGCGGTCAGTCACAGTGGTTGACGTTGTCCCGCTTGCAGCCGTAAATGTTCCTGTACTATTAATCTTGCCCTCCATGATGTTGTTCACCACTTCAGAAATCTGACGAGGTGAACCACCCTCTTTGGGAAGATTGCGGAACTGATTAGCCATTATCTACGGCCTCTAATCTGACCATCAACATCAATACCCTGCACATTTGTCCAGCTTCCGCTCAGGTTCAAGCGAACACGATGGAAACGACCAGAAGAGCGCACAGGGCAGAAGTTGTCAGTATTTAGGGTTGATGCTGTACCAAAGGTAACTTCGGCATTGCCAGAGTCCCTAGAGGCAACCTGAGCAGTAACGGTAAGAGGTGAACCACTATCGTTTTCAATGTATGGAATAATACCATTCACAAGAGAGCTTTTACCAGCTTGCATGTCAAACTCACCAGTTTCTACAATCGCGTTCAAATTATCGCCCGTAAAAGTTTGAATCTTGTTGTCTTTTGCTCCAGCAAAGAAAAACTCACCACCCTTGTAAACTGCGGAGTCAAGAGAACTAGGCAGTGTGTCTAGATTTGTAGAAATAGTTGCAAGACCCTCAAGCGTGTAACCAGCCGTAAATAGAGGTGCCATTGCATCCAAGCCAATGCTTGCGGTACTCCAGCTATCTATTGCGTAGTTGTAAATAATAAGCTCGTCAGGTGTGCCATCGCCAGAGTCAACGCTAGGGTAAGACCACACAACAATCTGACGAGATGGGTCAACAACAGCACTCATACGCGCAGCATTGTTAGACTGAAATCTTTTCAGGAAGAACCTGTTTACTTTTTCTGCTCCAATGGGTTTAGAAGAGTTACCGTCAAATACATAAAAACCATCGTCAGAAAGATAAAATACATTGCGACCAAGAGCGGCAACAGAACCAGAAACCTTACAGCCACGCTGCAACTGAACTTTATCAAATTCAAAAACAAGCGGCGAACCAACGTACTGTGCGCGTACAATTCCCTTCTCCATTAGGATGGTTGCATATTCACCACCAACAAGGCCAGTGACAGCACCCATATCTGAGATGTCCTGAAAGTCTGCCTGTGTGTTCGGGTCAACAGCCCAGCTATCATAGTCACCAATACCAGACCATCGAACACGATAGGGCTTCTCACCATCAGTCGTGTCATTGGTATAGCCACACATCACAAAGTCACGCACAACAGCAATAAACCGTGCTTTAGGTGGGGAGCCGCCTAAATCAGCAAATCGACCACCCCCTGCTGCTGTAATTGTTTGGATAGGGTCACTATAATTAGTGGCAACAACATTTTCACCAAACTGGACAAACCGCCAGACGTAGCCAGTGACCGTTGAATAAGATGCGTTAGATGTTTTTGAAATATCGTCAAGACTCGAATCCGTAGCGTCAAATTTGTAAAGAGAGTTTTCATCGCCAACATATATTGCAGCAGAGGCTGAGTCATCCTTTGCAGCAAACATTCCACGGATAAATTTGTTTGTTGCACCAGAAAACGGTAGAACATCGGGAAGGTTTGTGTACCCATTTGCGGCAGGAACAACATTGGTTGCTACGGTAGCTCCAGCATTTTTATACGGAGGCTGGTCAGGTAAGAATTGTCCTAGCTTAATCATTGCACACCCCAAGTCTCAGAGCCTTCAGAAACAACAGTCCAAATCTCTGTTCCTTCAGACACCTCTGTCCATGTTTCACCACCTTCGCTAACTATAGACCAGTCTTCGCCCAAAATCTCCACATCTGTTTCTCCAACAGAAATAATAGCAGACAGGGAAGATGCGCCATCAAACTGACCCGTTGCAACAGCAGCAATAATTGCCTCAGTAGCAGGAGTTGCAGCACCTATCGCAAGAAGACCACCAGCAGCAGTCATGGTGGCTGGGCCAACAACTAAAGATGCGCCAAACTGTACTCTAATGCCCTCTGAGGTGATTGTAACGGCAACGCTTGGGCTACCCTCACCAAACTGTATTCTTATGCCTTCTGACGTTACTGTCGACGATACAGACGGTGTTGAGGCACCAAACTGAATCCTAATGCCAGATGATGATACAGTTGCTGAGACAGAGGGTGTAGCCTCACCTTCACGCAGGGCTAACGTATTCCAAAACGCAGCGTCAAGAGCCTGATTAGGTAGTTGCTCTAAGTAACCCCAGTTATCAAGCTGCTCAAGGTTTGGCCCTACAATGTCAGCCATAACTAAGCTGCCGTAATGTCAATACCTGATGCAGCAATCTTAAAGATGTCACCGTCAGCGATAGTTTTTGATGTGGTTAACGCAGAGTGGAAAAGAAGGTTGCCACTCGTTGCTGCATCCCATAGGCCGATATGAGTAATCGTTCCAAAATCACCGCCAGAAGCAGCAGGAAACTCAACGGCACCACTATTAGAAGCAGTGCCAGATGAAGCAGCACCGAAAGAGATGGTTTGACGAGCATATCCATTCCCGCTTACTTCTGTGCCCGTTCCAGCATCTGTGGGGTCGGCAGTGTGCAGTGCAACATAAACATTAGTTGGAGAAGACGTACTAGACGTTCCAAGAAAGTGGTCGAGAAACTTGTTCTCAAGGTAATCGCTCATTGCGCTCATGTCAGTTCTCCGTAATCAGATTTCATTTGAAGCGCAGAACCAGCTTGCTTGCTCCGCTCTTCTTCGCGCTTAACTTCATCAATAGCCCGTGTAAACAACTGTTCATACACAGTGGTTTTCTGGTCGTCCATCAAATATACACTAGCCGCAGCCAAAGAACCATAAAGATATGCGTCTGGATGACGAGTTAGTATCTCATTGGTAGTATTGCTGTCAGAAAGGTCTGGCACACCCTCTTGGTACACAATTTCTGCCGTGTACGATGAGTCAGGCTCTGGAGCAAACTTAATCTCACCGCCGATAATAGTATACGCACGAGGCTTACCTTGTGCATTGCTTGCATACAACTCATCCAGCTTCGCTGGTGTGTAATACTCAAGAACCTCTTTGGGAGATGTGTTTAGCTTAACCAAGCGTATAGAACGCAGGTCTGTTGGCAAAGAGACGTATGCGTCACCACCCACAAGAGTCGCCGTAGCCCTCTTCTCCTGACTACGAGCGTTCATCTCACGAGACATGCGAGACTCTGCAAGAGATATAAAATCTGGAATTTGCGTGGTCAAATCATCACGAGCCAAAAAGTTGGCAATAGATGTTTTTAGCTCAGAATAATTTGTGATAGCCATTATACGTTGCCGCCGCCAGTTCTAAAGAACCTGTTGTCATAATCATTCAGCCACTTCTTCCAAGCCTTCGGATTATGCTTTGGTTCACCCAATTCTTTAATAAGCTGATGATACAGAGCCGAAGGTATTTCCGCAACCTTCTGATGGTGTTTTTGTGTATTACCAATCAGAGAGTCTTGCCTATAGCTGTTTCTCTCTTCCCTGTTACGAGAAAGCATAGCGTCTACGTTCTGCTTACTCTCGTAAATAATCTTGCCATCTTCGTTAAAATGCGCCCACGTTTCCTTACCAGAAAGAGGGTCAGACGTAACAAGTCTCTTCTTCATCTTTCTCCCCAAAAGTAATGGGGGTAGCCGAAGCTACCCCCTAAAGACTTACGACAGGTTGTAAACCGCACCGTGAGCTTTTGGTGCAGATACCTTCAGAGTAAATTCCGTAATGATTTGGAACTTCTCTGAGTCACCCGTTTTAGCCAAATCGTCAACCGTGAAGTTACGGTTGGGAAGTGTGCAGATGCTTGCGTAGTCACTGTCGAGCAGATACACGCGGTCATCTGAGGCAAAACGGTCAATGACCACATCAAGCTGCCCATAGTCGCTGAGATACAGCGAAACCGACCCAACAATAGCTGCCTCACGAGGAGCAGTATAGTTGATTTGGTTGGTAGCAACTGAACCACTGTTCAGGTCGCTAAAGGAAGCCTTCTTAGCAGGAGAAACAACGAGCATGTTCGGCTGACCACCATCGGTGTAGGCAGCTTGCATAGCAGCGTCAATCATTGCAAGAGTCATAGTGCGATTCGTGCCATCCATAGCAGGAACGTGCGTGCCAGTGCCAACGCCTGCATTGAAAGCAGTTTCGTCACTAGCGATAGACACGTTGGTAATCCAGCTTGACAGAGTACCAGCTTTACGCGGGTCAGATGCGCTACGAGCCGTATCTGAGTTCAGATACTTTTCTATATCGCGCCGCAACTCAAGTCCTTTAAGAACTTTTTGGTATGCGACTTCCGCATCACGCCCCGCCTTATCAACAGCGTCCAGAGTGCCAGAAACTTGTGCATCTTTCTGTGAAATTTGCATGTAGTTTCCGAGGCGAGTCGTAGCTGTCGGGGTTGCGTATGCTGCATCAGCACCTTCGTTTTGGTAGTTGGTTGCTACGGCAGCAGCCAATTCTTGTACTTGCCACTCGACAAATACACCGTTACCAGTTTCTTTCCGCAGAGCAGAAAAAATTGGAGTTTCATCTGGGTCGATGCGAGTGATTACATCACTCAGGTCTTCCCGTTCGCCAACTGCGTTGGCTGTAGTAAATTGTGCCATTTTAAGACCTCATTCTCTCTAATAGTACGGCGACAGCATCTTCTTTGCTGCCAGATTTATTTAGGCGTTCAAGTGCCTGTTTCTTACGATTAGCATTAGCTTGAGCTTTGGTCGTTGGTTTGCCTGACTTAGTGACCTTCGGGGCTTTCTTTACTTTCTTCTCAGCTACTGGCTTTTTAGCCATCAACTCATCGTAAAGATACGCCTTGCGAATAGCCAAGACACCGCGAGAGTCTGCAATGTTAGAAACCTCTTGTTCCGAAAAACCAAGCACACGCTGGGCATATGAAACAATCTGTTGCTTCTCTTTTGCTGCAACGTCAGGGTCTTTCCAATCTGGCAGAGCTTCAAGAAGTTTCTCTTGCTCTTTTGCCAAATATTCTTGGTGCTGTACCACCAACTCTTGCTGACGTTCTTCCTGTACACGCTCTTGTTCAGCTTTTACTTTTTCCATCGCTTCCTTACGGTCACGATAAGCCTCACGTTGACGCATATACTCCATCGGGTCTTCACTGTAGAGATTGTCCCAATACTCTTTGGGCTGCTCTTCAGTGGAGCTTAAATGGCCTTCTAACGATTGCAAAGCCTGAGCATACTGCTCTCGTTGCTGCGCTAGGGCGGCTACCTCTGCTTCTGAGTTCTTGCGAATCTCAGCAGCTTCTTGCATCCGCTTTTGTGCAGCCTGTTCCAACTGATAAGATTTGACAAGTTCGTCAGCAGTGACGTTCTTCTCTTCACCATCAATCTTCACAGTGTAGTATTCTGTCTCGTCTTCGACTTCTTCAATCTCAGATACGTCAACGTCATACTCTTCATCATCCTCATAATCCCCATCAGCTTCGGATAGCTCTTGCGCGTCCTCAACCTCAAATTCATCTTCAGATGTCGCCTCAGTTTCTTCGACCTCAACGGCCTCTTCAACTTCGGCTACAGGCTCTTGAGCATCTCCGCTTGCCTCTTCAGGGGCGTTGGTGTTCAAGAGAAGGTCAACAGCTTGACCCTTACTAAGTGACTCTCCAGTTCCTAACAGGGTGCTGGGTTCATCGCTCATTTCGTTTCTCCTCTATAAATCTTTAAGAGCCTAGCTCTATCTTTGCTAAGTTGCCTGTCTCGACAACCTCATTCAAATGGCCTTGCACCACCATTAGTGCTTGGTACATCTGAAATAGCGTTTCTCGTTCATCAGTAGATGACGAGGGATTTTTCCAAGCGTCCAAGTAAGTCTCCTCTAACTTACTAAACGCCTCCAAGATAAGAGGGTCACGAAGCAATGCTTTTGCGCGCTCACCCCTATCTTGCTCCCCCCTTAGTTTCCCTTCATTCATTCACATCTCCTTGTTGCAAAAATATCACACAATGCTTTTTACGCAAGATATTTTATACACGGGGTAGATTTATTGATGTTTCTATGCCAGAGCGCACTTTTTCTGTACGAAGCTGCATTTCAAATTCAAGCTCTTGGCGACGAAGTTCAAGTTCAGCAGCCATCTTCTCGCGTTTAAGTTGAAACTCCATCTCCATCTTCTGTTGCTCCATCTGCAACTCAGCTTGCATTTTTTGCATTTCAACAGCAACAGCAGGGTCTTGCTGCGGCCCAGCCTGTTGAGCAGCTTGCGCCTGTTGCATAAGTGTGGCCTCAATCTGTTCGGCAGGTGCAAAAAACTGAGAAGCATCCTTGAAGCCAGAAAGTTCTGCAATCTTGGCAAGCGTATTGCGATACTGAGATAAGCTAACCATTGGGTTGTTCAACCCCATCTGCATAAGAACTTGCTCTTGTTTTTGAGCAATCTGAGACAGGAA